TGTATCCCAGATACACCATAGATACACCACAGATACACCATAAAAACACACCTAAATCATTGATATATAAGCATTATTCTTGTTCAGATACATCAGATACACCTCTTTTACCCCCTGAGCACTTTTTTATTTTAATTACTCTGTAATATCTATATAGTAAAAATTAATGGTCACTGGAAATGGTTTCCGGTGGCCGTTATCACTTTAGAATTATTCCAAACTACATTTAATTAGACACCGAATACCGGATATGGTACATTGAATCATGTTCATTCATGGGCATATATTTTTGATCATTTCCTCCGGGGGTTCTATATTGCTCTCTTATCTCCCCCGGGGGTTTAAATCTTTTAGACCACCCTGACTAATTATCTCTGTTTAATCTCCTCTCATTCTCCTTTACAATATCTTTCTTAATTTCACGCCTCTCTTCCTTCGTATTAGCCTCTCGATACATTTTATATAATTCTCTATAATTAAGCCATGACTTCTGCAGCTCTGTAAATTTAATTTTTTCTTTTTTTATAAGTTTAAGAAACTCACCTCTAACCATATCAGGATCCATATCAGCAGACCAACATACGTCCTGAAAGTCATTAGAATTACCCAAAAACCATTTGTAGGCATCTTCCTTCCAATAAGTTTCTTTTTTAAAACCTGAGTTATTCATCACATCTTCCAAGGCCTGCACAATAATAGCCTGAAAAAGTCTCTGTTCAGACACTACTTTGGGCTTTGTAAGTTCCATACTTAACTTAATTCCCAAATTTTTTAACAAGCTTGGAGAGCAATGTAGCAAATTTTTTGACCTCACGTTGAGGATACCTTGGAACACCTCGTCCAGACTGACTATGCTTTAAAACTTGATATTGATCACAAATTAAATCAATGAATTCGTTACGATCCATTGGTTCCATCTCACCAGCATAGATAATGGTCTCGTTAGCTAACTCTTTAGATGATTTGTATTCCATTTGCATAACCACGATGCGGGAAAAGATATGGATTGGGATAATGCACCGTGGTTACACATTTCGGACAACAAGCTTAAGGCCTTTAGCAGCAGCTGCAGCCTTGCGCCCTGTCATCCATCTCTTCTCGATTTTATCAAGAAAAGAAAGACTGAAATTTCCTAAACCAAAGTCATTTCCACAATACAACTGAAACATCAGACTTGTTAATTCGTCATAAGTCTTTTTATTTGGACAAACCATTACCAACTTGTCCAATGCTTGATCTAATGCTTCTTCACTGCCTTTTTTAACAGCTTTACCCACAAAATATCCTTTTGTTAAAAGTTAATTAAGTGATTCGTTGTTCGGTGAAAATAAAGTGTTTTGAGCCCCACTTTTTCATTTAGGCTTAGGAATACGTAACTGATTATTAAGTGATTTAAATTTAGATTGCAAGTATAAAAAAAGGGCCAGTCTCCCGGCCCTTCTTCGATCCCATCGGTTTAAAGGTTAACCATCCAACCTTGGATCTATTTACCGTTGAGCAGCTTCTTGCCCTCAGAGAGTAAATTCTGTTTCATGGACTCATAAGGCTTGCCTTCCTTTTTAGCAATCTTCTTAACCTCGTCATCAACAAGCTTAGCGATCATGCTACCAGGTCTTCTAAAACCATTCTTACCCATAGCTCTTATAATCATGTACGATTCGATATCAACCGCACATGACTTCCATTTATTTATGTCCATCTTTCCTTCCTTGTCCTAGTATTCTTGATATTCTTTTGATTCAAAGAAATCAAGCAATTTTATTTTTCTTTTTGGTGTAAGACCTGCATTATATATCTTCTCGATAATAATCACATAGTCCTTTGTGCTTGTTCCAGACAAAAACCAACTAGATCGACTTGCACAGGCTTTCTTAAACCTTGAGAACTCAAACTTAGGATGTTTGTCTACAACTATGTAAGCATATACAAACGATCTTTTTAACCTTCTCTTGGTATCATCCATACCATGAAAAAATTTTCTAAGTTGCATCAGCTGCGCACCAACTCGATCAATGTTTTCAATACCACCTGCAGGAATTTTGAAATCACCAGTTTTAAACTCAGTAGATATTCTATTCCATATAGTTGCATTTTTAAGAAGTAGCACAATTGCTTCTCCAACATTTAAACCATATTGGTTCATTTTGTTTTTACATATTTGATAATCACGTTTCTGTCTTGCACAGTGGTGATCCAAATAATGTTCCAAAGACCAATTCCTACGACCTGTGTTTAGTCTAGCCACATCAAGTGGATCATCAGAATTGATTATGATGTAAGGCACCTTTAGATCTAATTGTTTTCTAGCCTCTAAAGTATGCTGACCATCAATGACTTCCATATTTTTATTTACACGAATAGGATCGTATAAATCTTTAGCAGCAATTAATTTTTTCAATTGCTTTACATGGCCTTCATCAACAGGTCTATTACCTCTTGCTTTTTTGAACTTACTGTAATCAGTAGTTTCAAAGTATTTATTATTTATTGCTTTGTTCATTATCTTTTCCTCCTTAGTAGAACATTACATATAGACCTGCAGCGAATAATCCCAAAATTATTTTAGCAGGAACTAAAAACATGATTGCACAAAGTATAGTCTTAATTATCAGGTTGTTCATTGTACCCCCTTAATTGATCCCACACTAACTCAGTAGCAATCTTTTCATTGATTGGATAAATTGGAAAGTCATCGAATTTCAATTTAGTTTGTTCCAACTTTTTCATGCAAGTTTGAAACTCATCATCTGAATATTCAATTTCATTTCCAGTTATAGTAGTCTTAGGCAATTGATTTAATATTTCATTAACTTCATTGACCCAAGAATTGAAAATGTCGGAGCTGCTAGTTTTTGGCATACAACCCCCACAAATCAAATTTGCTTTGCACTTGTCCAAGCGCATCATAGAATTTAACTTTGCCATCAGTGTCTTCTTTTATCTTGACTCTTTTGTAAAGTTTTCCATTCACTGTTAATGTTAACAGTTGTGTAAGCTCGGAGAATTGAACTGTGAAGCTGTGTTCAGCTTCAAGTCCTTTTGGTTTTATTTCCCACTCAGGTCGTAAAACCAAAGCCTCCTGCAGGTTCTCCGCTGGTGCCGCAGAAGCTTTTATTTTATTGTCATTCATGATAACCTCTTTGTTTAAGTTTGACATATTTGTAAAAACATATAAACATTTTCATGGGATTTGCAAGTAAATAATAAAATAGGATAATATAGGACTTTATGACAAAATTTTTACTGGTTCTGCACTTATGCACCTTGGTCACAAATACATGTTTTGAGTCCCAAATTACAGGATATACCTTCACATCACACTACGATTGCGCTAGAGCAGGTTATAAATTATCTGCAGCTACCTTAGATACACTTGCAAAAGATGAACATTATTTTGGATTAGACCGCATAAACCAAGAGAAATTGGCTATTAAATTTGAATGTAAAGAGATGAAAACTGTTGTACCCCTACCTAAACCTAAAATCAATGCATAGTGTTGCATTTACAGCACATTTTGATATATAATACCACATGAAGCTATATCGCGTCCAAGCAAAATACAAAGATATATATATTGATAAGACGCTTGAGGCTGAGAACGATAAAGCCGCTCTTGACATGTTTAGTAAGAAGGTTGAGTCAGGAGAAGTAATTGAACAAGAATCTGGTGGTTGGTTAAATCCCAATATTCTTTTCATAACCTTCGAGGAGGTTGACCGAGATGCAACTACAAAAATTGATATCGGAAAAACTTCAATTGGAGTCCAAGTGGGCAAACCAAGCGTTGGAGCAGGGTAGAGTGACTCCAGATATGAAGTGGATCGATATTAAGATTAAGGATCTAAGAACAAAGATCAATGATCAAAGTGTTGAAGACGCTAAAAAAGGTCTTTACGACATTGCTAGTTAAAAAAAACTAGCTAACTTATTTTTTCATATAAAATCGTAGGCCACCCTCGTCTCTTTTCTAGACATGCAGCCTTATTTGTTATAAGAAATTGACATGAGCATTTTATATGGACCTGCGTATGATCGTATCCACAAATATTTAGTTGATTTAAAAATAAACATTAATGAAGACATGATGTTTGATTTTTTAAAAATTTACAGGCGTTGGCCGTTGATGAGTCACACAGGTCAACCAAGTATTGAAATGATCAATAACATGGGTAACAAAGAAAAAAGACAACTGATGGACTACAGAGGTTATCTTAACTTTGATGCATTTAAAAAATATTATGATCTAGGTTATGCATTTATTTTAAGTGACATTTTAGATTTACATTCTGAGCTAAGAGCAATTGATGAATTTGCAAAACAAAATGTTGGAACACGAATTGCAGGAAACTTTTATTTTACAAAAGGTGGGGGAGATCAAGCACCATCATTGAAAGTACACACAGATGCTTATGATATTTTTGTTAAAAATATTTATGGCAAATCATATTGGCAGATTGGAAATGCAAAAGTTTTGTCGGATAATCAAAGAGTTCATTATGTTGAACCTGAAGTACCACATGGTGTTTATGAAATACCAGAGAAAAGATTATCATTAGTTCTTGGCTGCTATGGTGAAGAACAAAATACAAAATGATTTTAACCAACCAGTTCAATCCACTTATATTCGAAGAAACATTTGATAAATATAATTATGTTATCATTGATAACTTTTTCAAAGATTATGTTTGTTTCTTTTTATGCAGACGTATGCAACTTGAAAGAAATTATGAAGATATTTATGCAGACTATCAAAACAATAATTATGGCCTGGACGATTCATTTACAAAAGATTTAGCAGCTGAGCTTGAGTCTAAATATGCATTTAAATTTATAAGAGCATGGTCAAATATTTATAATAACAAAGGTCTTGGCACAGGAATGCATGTTGATCCAGAAGCAGACATTACATTAAATGCTTGGGTAACACCTGATGATTCAATTATTGATAATAATAAAAACGGTCTAATACTTTCAAAAACATTTTATGATGGTTCTCACAATCTTGGTGAGCCTGATGAGTATTATAAATTAAATCCTAATGAATTTATTCAAATACCATACAAATTTAATAGAGCTATTTTTTTTAAATCTAAGATGCTGCATAAAACAGTTGGTGTTAATACACATGCAGGTGATTTAAATAAAAGAGTTAACTACACAATGCTATTTAATGAAAACAATCAAAATAAAAAATTATAAAAAATATTGGATTAGTGATACAAAACATGGTCACATGATTACGATTTGTCATGGTGCAAAAGATAAAGTTTTAAAATTAGATTTACGTTGGGATGATGGTTACAGAGACAAAAACAATAGAGTCATCAGAAAGCATTCAGTGTCGCAGCCAGAATAGAACCCCTGGTGTAGGTGGTCGTCTACTATTCAATAAAATAAAAAATCAAAAAAACGCTCGTGGTATAATAGCTTATAAATAAAAATAGGAGAGCAAAATGATATGGACACCACAACAACTCAAAGAGTTAAAAGAGAAAGGTTATAAGATAAGAATTTATAATTATGACCCAAGGTTCAAAGACCATACGATCGAAGAACTTCAGGAGTTGGACAACAAGAAGGACACGGAACCTTCACAACAGGACGAAAAATAATTTTAGTGCCCTTGCACTCAGTGCAGGGGTTACTATTCCTTAGCTTCTCCCCAGGATCGTCCGAGGGCAATATCAACTTTGGAAGGAACTTTAAGGCTTTCGATTGCATTTTCCATTATCTCCTTTACTTGTTTTATATCATTTTCTTCATTGATAGAAAAACATAATTCATCATGAATTTGTAGTAAAGGCATAAATCCCGCTTTATAACAATCAATCATAGCTTGTTTAGTCTGATCAGCTGCTGATCCTTGTATTAATCTGTTCAAAGCTTTGTATGTAAAAGCTCTTCTGATGTTATTACCGTAAATCGCCTTAGCCTCTTCGTATTGCATGGCTTTGTTCATTCCGAAGGTAGCAGGCTCCCACATGTCAAATCGGCATTTACGACCCCCTACAGTGCGAATAAACCCATATTTAGAGGCAGAGCTAGATACCTCATTGGCCAATCCTTTAACAAATGGCACTCTTTCACCATATCTACGTAATAAGTCTTCAGCTCTATCTTTAGTAATACCTAATTCTTTACCTAATTTGGCCTTACCCATACCATAAAATAATCCAAGATTAATTGTTTTAGCCTGAGTTCTAGTAATACCAGCCATATCAGCAACTATTTGGTGAAAGTCTGCAGCTTCATTTCTATAAGCTTCAATAAATTCTGCTGCACCTGAGAATTGTTCATTAACAGATGCAGCGTAGTGAGCAACAAGCCTAGGTTCTTGTTGTGAGTAGTCAAAGCTACCCCATTGTTTACCTTCTTCAGGTAGGAACAAGCTTCTAATTTTGTCACCAAACTCTTTATTTCTTGCAGGAATCTGCTGCAGGTTTGGATTTGAATAGGATAGTCTTCCTGAAACTGTACCACCTTGATCAGATCTTAGTTGATTTATTTCAGAATGTATTCTACCTTTATGAACATAACGTTGAATTGAGTCTATAAATGTTGAATGGAATTTATTTATTTCTCTTGCTTGTCTTATTAGTTGCGCTATCGGGTTATCACAATT